ACAATGCCGTCCAAGGTCTCGCCCTCCCAAGGCATCCGCGCCCCGACGAGCATGGTGCCGTGTTCAGGCGACGTGTAGACAATGTCCATAGCCTTAGCGTCAGGATCGACGCGGGTGATTTCGTAAGTGTAGTTGATCGTCGTCATGCGATCCCCCCAATTCTAGAGCCAAACGCGGCCCAAGTGATGTTTGAATTTCCAGAAACCGCAAGGCCACCAGCAGCGCCAGCCCCTCCAGCCGCAGTAGAAGCGCCGCCGTTTGAGCCTGTAGTTGCATACCCACCGCCAGCGCCGCCAGCCGCTGCGGTTATCTGACACGAGCCGCAGTATGTACCCAGAACCATCCCCCCGCTGCCGCCACCGCCACCAATCGTAGTCCCCGTGCCACCAGTACCACCACTAATCACAGTCATGGGTCTGGACGAGCTAATCCGCGCAGAAGAACCCCCGCCGCCGCCCGGTCCTGCTCCTGCACCGCCACCGCCACCGCCACCGCCAGCGCGCATTGAGCAGAAATCGTCGCCCATGTTACAGTTGACGAGGGCTTGGTTTCTGTAGCTGCCACCGCCGCCACCGCCACCGCCGCCAGCAATGGTTCCGTTGTTTGTGATCGTGACTGCCGTCGACACCGTGAGGCCAGTACCGCCAGCACCTCCGGCAAAACCACCAGTCGTAGTGCCACCAGAGCCACCGCTACCACCCTGCCCAGAGATTGTGCCGTTGTTTGTGAGGGCCACGCCGTTAGGGAATGATCCGCTAACTGTAAAGCCTGCCCCAAGAGTAACACCAGAGTTGACGGTTGCCTGAACGGCAGATGTCTCGTTCCAACCCGCAGCTACTGCTAGGGTACGAAGGTTTGCCGCGCCTTGATCGGACGAAATCGTAAAAGCAAAGACGTTTGACTTGCCTTGCAGGTTGTTCATGCCGATTGCGCCAGACGGAACGCCTGCGAGACCGCGTACAGCAGCCTCGTTCAAACTGATTGTCGCAGTCGCGGAGCGGCCAAGCTCCACGTTGACCTGCGACATTGAGATAGTACCGACTGGAAGGGTCATCAGAGTGTCCCGTATGCAGTCACGTTGCCTACAACTGTCAGGTTGCCGCTGCTGTCGATCCTCATTCTATTGGTGCCATTATAAGCAAACGTCAGGTTTGTGCCGCTTGCAGTCACAGTCCAGCTTTGAGTGCCGCCAGTAATGGTAATAGTGCCAGACAAAGTCGGAGCCGCAGAAGGAGCCTTTGCATCAAGCTGCGTTTGGATTGCCGATGTTACACCATCCACAAAGTTTAACTCTGTGGTCGAAAGCGTAGCTCCGTCGAGGATGTTAATTTCAGCAGCGGTCGCAGTCACCCCGTCAAGGATGTTCAACTCTGCGGCGGTCGGGGTTACGGCAGTGCCGTCGATCTTCCACAGACCGCCTTCGAGGTTTGGCTTGGCTTTCTGTGCGCCAGTGCCGCCAAGAAGGGCGTCTACGGCGTCGAGGTCGCTGTTGAGCTTGGTCCCCCAAGTGTCAGAACTTGCGCCGACTTCTGGCTTTACGAAGCCAAAGTTGGTAGTTGTGGTATCTGCCATAAGTCAGGCTCCCTACTCTGCTGCCCACGTTTCTACGTCAGGCAAAATCGGTGTCCAAGTCCCGCTGTTTGCTGACTGAGCGCCCCATGAGTCAGATGTAGCAGATACTGGCGTCCATGACTCTACATCAGAGCTTTCTGGAGTCCAAGATTCTACATCTGGGTCGTCGGGTTCCCACAGCAAGCGGCCATTTGCGGCAACTATACACGAAATAGGAATTGTCGCCATACCCATATGAATACGGTTAGCGACCGCAGTCAGTGCGCTGGTGATCGTGATCTGCGCGCGGTCTAGATAAACAGCAGTCGCTGTAGCCGCGACCGACGCCGCGACGTTAATCGTACTACCGCTCTGGCGCACTGCCGTAGCGTCAGCAGTCAGGCTTGCGGCAATAGAAATCGTGGCAGGAGATAGCTGGATGCGCTGGCCCGCCGCAGTCAGCGACGTGCTGATCGACAACGCGGCAGCGCCTGCTTTGATGGAGACGCAGGCAGCAGTCAGGCTGACAGCAACAGAGATTGCGGAGGTGGACTGTCTGACGCGGACAGCGGAAGCCGTCGTCGTACTGACAATTGCCAGCGCAGAGGCCCCACTTCTAAGGCGCTGACCTGCAACAGTCGTGGTAGTGGCGGCTGAAATGGCTGCGGCAGCATCGACGATGCTGCCGTCTAGCCCATAACTATAGGCACTATAGGCCCCCGTGCCGTAGCCTGTGCGGTATACGGTCATGGGGTGGCCTTATCAGTTCAGGGTGATGTCCAGATCGCCCGCAGGGATGCGGAACACGTCGCCAGTGTCGATGGCTTTGGACGTGGTCAGGTTGCCGTAGGCAATCAGGTTGCCAGAGGTAGCAGCGTCGAAGACGCCGACAGCTACGAGCGTTCCCCAAGACGATCCAGCGACAGGAAATTCGACGTTGGCTGCGTTGGTAGCCGTGTCGCCAGACACAGTCATGGTGAATGACTGGCGGGCGTAGGAGGTGCCGCTGCACTCAGTACCGCCGCCACCTTCGCCGGGTGCAACAGTGTAAAGGGCCAAATGCCACGAAGTCGGGCGCGTGACTGACGTGTTTGTGAACAGCCACTGGAGAGTGGTGGTCTCGAAGGTGTTGGACAGGCTCATGCGACTACTCCGGGCATCATGGGACGAAGCGGGCTACCCGCGAACCGCCGTCCAGCTTCAGCGTTGACGACAGAGGCCAAGGTCTCGTCGTATTCATTCTTCCACAATACCACACGCTCGTCGTCCTTCAAATAGGCAGGCGTATGGCGCAGGACAGCGTAGGTGTAGAGGTCCAGATAGTCATCCGCGAGCCACGACGAGTTTGTGGCGGCAAAGTCAGGGACTTTGGCGAAGTAAGTCATGGTCACAGTGCGCGGCGGATTGTCTGTCGCTGCCATAGGCCCGACGAAGAAGATGGCGTTGCCTGCGATGGTGTAGATCGGCTGGAACGTCGATGCGTTGGCCAGCTTAATGCGCTCGCGCTCATACGGGCTGACGTATTGCATCGGCGCAGGAGGGCTGTCCGAGGTGATCGTCCGCATCTCGTTGTAGTCAGAAGGCAGAACCAGCGTGTCAGCAGTCAGCGGGGCCTGTGCAGTCACGATCATGCGCTGAATCCGCAGATCGCGGTTCAGTCTGGCGTGAGCCATTTCGATCATGTTGTCCAAGTCAGCCTCGAAGACAGTGTCCCCGTTGCGCCAGACAAACCGCGCCACATAAGCCTTGAACTGCGAATAGTTCATTTCTGATGCACCCTCAGACGCGCCCAAGTGCCGTCTTGCAGCTTCGTTTTAGCATACTTTGCCCACTCACGCGACCCCACAACAGCACCACATTCTTTTGCCCACTGCTGGGCGATCAGAACAGGCACAGTGCCGAGGTATTTGCCGCCAGCAGGCCCAGTGTTGGGCTTGAGCGTGTCGGCGGCATCCTTGGCGGCGTCGAGGATAGCCTGCACGTTCTGCGTCTTGACGAAATGAAAAGACTTACCGTCAGAGTCCAGAAGAAGGCGCTGATAAATGGGCTGAACGGGCAGGCTCATGTCTTATTCCTCAATGTGCGGCTTGAGGTAGCCGAGCTTGTTGTAGTGCTTGGCCTGCTCCGCAGTCAGTTCCACAACATTGCCGGGATGGATCAAGTCAGCGCGACCGCCACCAAACGGGGCAATTGCACCACCGATGACTGTGTATTTCGCGGTGGCAGGCTTTTCTGCCTTGGGGGCGCGGCGCTTCGGCGCTTCTTCAGCCGAAAATTCGGCGGCGAGCGAGACGGGAGCGTCGTCTTTGATTTCTTCAGTCATGGTATCCCTCGTTTCAAGGTGGTGAGGCGGCGGTTGCCCGCCGCCTCAGTTGGTAGATTAGGCAGCAGCGCCAGTGGTTGCGTGGATAGCGCCGTGGGCCTTTTCGTTGGAGACCTTCAGCGTGTATTCGCAGTGGACCATGCGCCGTTTTGCATGGCCAGTCTGGGCCAGTTCGGTCTGACGCGGGGTTTCGAGGAAGCACAGTTCCGCGTATTCCGGGTCAAGAACGTAGACCGAGTAGTTGTTCGACGCAGTGGTCTGCTGGAAGCGGTTCGGGACCACCGTCAACTCGCCAAAGTCAGAGTCATAAACGTCAATCGCCGCAGTCAGGCGCTTGTCGATAGCGTCCTTGTAGCGGGTGGCGTTGCCCGTGAAGGTCTGCGAGATGACGCGCTTGTTGTTTGCGTTCACCATGATGATCGACGGCGTAGCGCCTTCGTTCCAGCAGTCTTCGATGACGTTGTTCAGGTTGGCTTCAGTCAGAACAACAGCCGTACCCGGAGTCAGGGCAGCGTCCGGGTGGCCGGAGGTGGTGCCAGACAGGGTCGGAGCAGCGCCGCCCGAACCCAGCACGATGTTGGTGCGGAGCCAAGCAGGCAGACCAGCAGCCTGACGGGCAGTACCCGACGAGCCAGCGGCAGCAGCGATGTTCTGAAGCAGCATGGATTCCATGTCCCGCTTCATTTCCTTGAGCTTCAGAGCGATCTGGGCTGCAAGGCGCTGCACGTTTTCGGCGGCTGCATCAACAGCTTCCGAGGTGTTCGACACCGACACGACTTTGTCGCTGATCTGGGTGTAGTTGCCGAAGCGCTTACCCAGAGTACCAACGTCCTCACCCGGAGCGTCGTCACCTTCGATGACGCGGTTGGTGGTGACTGGGGACGCCAGTTCGACGACGGTCCATTCGTGGTAGGTGGCGGTAGCTTTCGGGCCGACGCCGATAGCAGTCTGGAACGGGGTCTCCTCCGGGGAGATCATCGTGTACTGCTGTTCGAGGTCTTCACGGATTACCGTGTTGTCGTAGGTTTCGATGGTTTGTGCATCGACTGCCATGATAAATCACCTTTTCGGTTTGCGAACCAAGAGCGTGGCGGCGATATCATCGACCTTGCCACTCTTGCGCGCGGTTTCCAGAGCGGCCTTCTGGTTCCTTGCATAAGCAGTTGCTGATGCGACAGCCTTGGTTGCTCCGGGGCGCATGACAGGTGCTGACTTCTGGGGCTTGACTGGTGCTGACTGCCCTTTCGCCTTGAGGCGAGCGTAGGCAGCAAGATCGGCCAAGGCCAGATACATGCGATGGTCAAGGATGCCGGAGATGTCTGCGTCGTTGAAGCCGTAGGCGCGAGCGCCTTCGTACATCATCTTTTGCAGTTCCGGGCCTTTGACTGGATCGCGCAGCGCAGGCATAGCCTCAACCAGCTTTTGGGCCACTTCGACCTTCATCTGATTGATTTTTTCGGCTTCCTGCTGCTGGAACAGCGTTACAGCCTGTTGCACTTTGGATCGCTTCGCTTGAAGCCCAGCTTGTTCTTCCCTCCATGCCTCCATTTGAATGAGGTATTGGGTCGGGTTGGTCTGCCGGAGTGCGGGGTCAGGCTGACTGACTTGCGGCTGGAACATCAGGCTCTCGAAAGCAGAAAACGCTTTCACAAGGTTCTGACGGCCAGTGTTTAGCTCCTGCTCCACTTGGACTTTCAGGTTTTCGGCCTGTTTTTTAGTCTCAGTGGCAAGTTGCAGGCGCTTCTCGATTGCTCCTTCACCCGAATAAGCGCGTTTCAAGTCAGCGAGCGTTACTTCTTTGTCCTGTCCGTCTACTGTCACCGGGATAAGAGTATCGTCGGTTAGTTGGATAGACTCAAAGTTTTCATCATCTGCTTCAGCAGCGTCATCGGTCGGAACGTCACTGTCCCCAACTTCGTCGGTTTCAGCGTAGTCAGCGTCGTTTTCAGACGCTGTTTCGACGATTTGGTCCGCGTCGTCGGTCGCGGTTTCGTCTTTGTCCTCCTGCGGGGCAGGGTCGGCTTTGACGAGAATAGAGGCTGCGATGTCGTCCATCGACATGCGGGCAGGTGCTTCGGCGGCTTCAAGAGCCATTAGGATTTCCCTTCATCGACCGTCCGCGCGAGATTGCGCAGTGTTGCTCGAAATGTATCCACTGCCCTGACTCTGGCATGAATATGGCCCATCTTTAGCGTGTCTTGACTGTCAACGGAACAAAATTCTGCAAAGGCTTCCGCGACCATCTGGTTCAAGATGTCAGTCACGACTGAATCTTGCAGAAGTTCGCGGGCTTTGCGGGCTTTTGTGAAGGGATCAGACATTCGGCGGGGTCACGGGTTCGGTTGCGGGAGGGGTGTAAGGAGCGGCCCTGACTTTCTCTTGCTCCAGTTTGACTTTCTGCTCGTCGATCTTGGTCTTTGAGGCAGCGATCTGGAGTTCTTGGGCCATCTTGTCGCGTTCCAGATCGTCCTTGGCAGCGTATTCCAGCGCTTTGATCTGGTTGTCGAGGGCGATCCGGCGCTCCTCCAAGAGAGCGTTGACGTAGAGTTCGCGCTCTTTGAGTTGGGCCTTGATCTTTTCGGCTTCGATCATGGCAGTGCCGGGGTCCACGACAGGCTGCTGGTTGGCGGCAGCTTGTGCGGCTTGCTCTGCCAGCGTCTGCTCGACTTGCTGCGTCACAGGCGAGAAGTAGCGGCTCACGTTGTAGATGCCGTAGAGCTTCGTCATGTCTTCAAGCGTGTTGTAGACGTTGCGATAGGTCACGATAGGGTTCTGCGGCCCAAGGGTCGCAATGATCTCTTTCTGCTGCGCCAAGACGCCCTGTAGGCCAGCCAGCTTCTCTGTGGCGTCCCCAGTCCCCAAACCGACGTTGGCGCGCATGAACAGCGTGGGATCGAACATGGCAGTGTCTACGGGCAGGTAAGCGCCGTTGACTTCCATGACTTGTTCACGCGGCAGGTGCCACATTGACAGTTTCAGGATACCGTTGAAGACGGTCTTCAGCCCCTCTGCGATGTTGCGGGCCATGACTTCGATCTGGCCTTGCGAAAGCTGGATCGTGTTCATGGCCGCTTCGCGTGTCGTGGACTGCAAAGCGTCGTGATCCAGCCCCATTGCGGCCCCGGTGACGCCAACTTTCTTCTCAGTGTCTTGCTGAAGAAACTGGAGAAGCGGCAGCATGGACGAAACAGTGGACTGGACGCCGATTTCTTGGATTTGGCCGGGTGCCTTCACGCGGATAGGCGCACCGATTGCGGGGTTCAGCACGTCGTCGAGGTTGACCAGCGTGTCGTGGACAGCAAGGCGACGGTTATTCGACAGGTGCGCGTTGTCCACAGTCGCCCGCAAGAGCGAGGTCATGGTGTCCTGCTCCTGCCGCGTCACGTCGAAAATCGACTTTCCGAGGACGGTATTCGGCTCTGGGTCGATGCAGATCAGACCAAACGGCACTTGCGGGACTTTTTCGTAGTCCATTAGCTCGTAATTGGAGCCGCCAAGCCAGAAACGGTAGAGTTGCGGGATGCCGATGCCTTCGAGGTCGTAGTAGGCGTAGCATTCAGTCACAAGAACCAGCCGCATCATGCGGTCCATTGATTCCTGCTCCTCGACCTTCACATAGCCGCGACGATACTCAGATTCGCCTGCGCCAGCGTAAAGTTCGGGGTCCAGAGTGTCCAAACCGTCCAAAAGCTCAAACGGCAGGCCCATTGCGACGGCGTTTCCGACCCGCATTTGGCGGCGGTGGCCGATGACGCGGAAGTCGTCGAGGCCAGAGGCGTTTTCGTCGATGAAAAACTCCTCCAGCGGCACACTTTCGACCCGAATAGTGCCGTTTTGCGTGAAAACGGCGACTTTGGCGTCGAAAAGCTGGATCGGAGTGCCGTCAGGCGAGATGATGACGGGCTGAAGCTCAGACGGCTGCATGGACATGACTTGAGCGTCTGGCCGAGCCATGACGCGCTCTAGCTCGTCGGCTGGGACGCCAGTCAGGTCGATGTATTTGACTTCGGTCGAGTCATCGAACCAAAATTTCATCACGCCGAGCTTCTTCAGCATGGCGTTTTGCATACAGTCGTAGAGAGCGCGGTAGCCGTTTGAGCGGAAGAACAGCGAGTTGACGTATTTAGACTGCTGCGCGGCCAGTTCGGCAGGCCGAATACCGTCAGGAATGTACTCGACGATGGTGTCTGCTTGCAAAAACACCCGCAGAAGCGAGGGTCTGGCACTGCGGATCGCGTCTCGCAC